GGCATTGAGCTGGTCATGCAGAAGTTCTATGACATCAACACTATGAAGATCAAGTATCGTCTCGATACGATGTTCGGAGTGGTGAACAAGCAGCCTGAGATGTCGGGAATCCTCCTGTTCAACCAGCCCTAATTAAATGGGGGGCTTCGGCCCCCTTGAAAGGAACTCAAAATGTCTCAAATCGTTTTCCCCCAGGGTGATGCCACGATCTCCGTCCCAGCGGGTAGTGTCATTGCCGTCGCAAGCCGGGCTGAAGCGCAGGTCTTTGAGGTAGTCGGTTTTCCGAACTATCCCAATGCCAGCGAGTTGCTTGGCGTTGTTTCTGATCTAACCATCACAGTGTTTACCTTTGGTGGTAGTGCTGCAACAGTCTCCATCCAGGCTGGCGCAACCGAGGTGTATTACAACGTCGGTACCGCGCCGAGTATCCCCGAGTTGATTGGTGTGCGCTCTGGCCTTGAAGCTAATGCCATAGACTCGACTGCCGCTGCAACTTCGGCTGCGATGATCGCTGGCATTACCGATGGCCTGATTACCACGACCACCGGCGCCGCTGTGACCCTGCAGTTGCCCACGGGCGCTGCGTTGGATGCCGCGATGGAGTTGGATGTTGGTGATTCGTTCACCTGGACCGTGGTCAACACTGGCCCCAACGCCGCTACCGTGACCAACGCTGCTTCTGGTCATAACATCAACGGCGTTGCTGCTGTGGCTACCACGACCTCGGGAACCTTCCTGACCGTCAAGACCGCTACTGATACGTTTGCAAGCTATCGGATGTAAACCCCAGGCCCGGACTAACCCTCCGGGCCGCTTTTTAAGGAGTCTGTGATGCTGATCTACCCAAGCAAGCCCCAGCCCATGAAGAAACCCAAACCCCCAAAGAAAAGGAAATAACCATGCCTCTCAAAAAAGGTTATTCGCGCAAGTCCATCGGCGAGAACATCAAGATGGAAGAGAAGGCTGGACGGCCTAAGAAGCAGGCTGTGGCGATTGCTTTGAACCTCGCCCGTGAGGCCGCAATGAAAGCTGGCAAGCCCGGCAAAGCGCCCAAAAAGGCCGCGAAAAGGAAAATGGCATGAAGATGATGAAAGCAATGCCAAAGAAGGCTCCCGCAAAAAAGGCCAAATCCAACGGCAACGCTGTCGCCAAGTACGTCAAGATGGAGATGAAAGACGAGCGCGAGGACATGGCAGAAGAGAAGAAATATCGCGCAATGTCGGACATGGACACCGTGATGAGAGCGCAAGAGATTATGTCTGACCGCTCACGCATGGCGATGGTCAAGAAGCTGGCCGCAAAACAAGCGATGATGGCAAGTAAAATCGCCAAATGAGTACCGCGGTCAAGACCAACCCCAAGCTTTGGGAGTCGGCAAAGAAGCAGGCGACCTCAAAGATGGGTGGTCATTCCGCAAGGGCAATGCAGTTGGCAGTCAAGATTTACAAAGAAAAAGGCGGTAAGTATAAAGGCGCGAAAACCTCAGAAAACAAACTCTCGAAGTGGAGCAAACAGGAGTGGACCACAAAGTCTGGAAAGCCCTCCAAAGAAACTGGTGAGCGATACTTACCCAAGAAAGCAATCGAAGCTCTCTCACCTCAAGAATATGCAGCGACAACGAGAGCAAAAAGAAAAGGCGGTGGAACTGGAAGTGTAGTCAAGCAACCTAAGAAGATTCAGAAAAAAGTAGCCAAATTTACAAAGTGAGATTAAAGATGCTTTTCCCAACATTTGTTTACAAGCCAGGCAGTGGGCCTGGACTTTACAAACGCAAGCGGTATCAGTACCGCGCAGTTGAAGACGAAGCCGAGCGCCAGCTGATGCTCAAAGAGGGCTGGCTGGCCACAAGAGAAGAAGCTTGCGGATTCGCTGCACCAAAGGTTGAGGTCAAAAAGGTTGAAGAAGTGGTTGCGGTGGAAGATGACACGCCACCGACTCGAGCAGAACTCGAAAAGATGGCAAAGGATCTAGACATCAAGTTCGATGGCCGCACCAGCGATAAGAAGTTGATTGCCTTGATTGCAGAGAAAGTCGAGGGAGATGATGGGGTGGACTAAGCGGCAGTTCGTAGAGCAAGCGTTCGACGAGATCGGCCTCGCTGGCTACGTCTTTGATCTTCAACCCGAGCAGCTCCAGTCTGCTTTGCGTCGTCTCGATACGATGATGGCTACCTGGAACGCACAAGGGATTCGCCTTGCCTACCCGCTTCCATCAAACCCCCAGGACTCAGACCTCGATCAGGAGACTGATGTACCTGACTCGGCGTATGAGGCGATATACACCAACCTCGCCATCCGAATTGCGCCGAGCTTTGGTAAGCAAGTGGCCATTGAGGTGAAATCCACCGCCAAGCAGGCTTACAACGTCCTTCTCCAGAGAGCGACCTACCCAATCGATATGCAGCTCCCCAGAACGATGCCTGCTGGTGCTGGCCAGAAGCCTTGGAGAATCGACGATCCTTTCCTTCCACCCCCACAGAATCCTGTTCAGACTGGCTCAGAAGGTTATCTGGAGCCGATAAACGTCTCGAACAACAACTATTACTGAGAACACCATGCCCACCATCAATCAGCTTCCACTTCTTGCACAGGTCTCGCCTGGTGACCAGTTTGCGGTCTACACGCCAAACAACGGCGATGCACGAAGATTGCCTGTCAGCTCACTGCTGACTTTCTTTCAACAGAACTTTGCCTCCCCGACTCTTGCGGTTAATTTGTTTACGCCAGCAACTGGATTCAACATTTCGGTTCCGACTCCAGTTTCTGAGCAGCAATGGATGTTATTGCAACCCGCTGGTACTTTGGCCACTGGAACCGTTACTTTTCCGCTTAATACGGGCGTTCCAGACGGCACAGAGATTTTGATAACAACAACTCAAACAATTACTGCGCTGACACTTGCATTAAATGGTGCTTCAAATATTTTTGGTGCTGTCAACACTTTGGCGGCAGGCAATGCCATTCGTTACCGTTTCTACCAGGCGACAAACTCCTGGTATGCAATAACGACCGATCCGATCTCTACCTTCAGCGGAGCTGTCCAAACATTTTTATCTAATCCAACAAGTGCAAATCTTGCGGCAATGATGACCGACGAGACAGGCACAGGACTGTTGGTTTTTAACACTAGCCCAACTTTTGTCACGCCGATCCTTGGAACACCGACCTCTGGAACGCTGACGAACTGCACAGGATTGCCGCTTTCAAGCGTTACTGGATTGGGCGCAAACATGGCCACGTTTTTGGCCACCCCATCTTCTGCAAATTTAGCGGCAACAGTTACTGGAGAGACTGGATCTGGTGCGCTGGTTTTTGCAACCAGTCCGACTCTTGTTACTCCGACGCTTGGCGTGGCCACAGCAACCTCAATTACAACTGGCCCAGTGTTTGGTTCGACCCAGGCACTGACTGGCGCTGGAGCGGTGAATTTAACAACCTACACAACCGAGTTCACTTCAACAGCTACTGGAAACGCTTTAACGCTTGCTGATGGCGCAGCTGGACAAATTAAGAACATTGTTTATGTTGCTGAGACTGCCGGTGCTGATACAGGCATTCTGACCCCTACAAACCTTGGTGGATACACAACGATTACTTTCAATGACCCAGGCGACAGTGTGCAGCTTCAGTTTATTGGCGCTCAATGGTGGGTGATTTCAGCGTTTAATGCGGTGGTTGCTTAAAAAAGGAAAATCATGTTTATCAACGCAAACGACTCATTCGACTTCGATCTCCCACTCGGGCAGAGGATTGCTCTTTACTCTGGGCCGGGCAACGGAACAGCGACCATCGAGAAAGTCTTCTACAGTTATTCCTCCCAGAAGACTGAGCTTTTAGCCTCGGTGACCAATGAGACAAAGGTCATCGGGCCTTTTACTGACAACCTGAGAATCCGGGTGACCGCGGGAACTGACCTGGCAGAACTCTCATTCGGGTCACCTTCGGAGATCAGTCTGAGCCTTCCCCCTCCAGCTGTCTTTGGTGATCTGGAGCCACAGAGCATCATCGAGCCTGCTGCCACTTTTGTGACGCTGACCTACCAAGACAACACGGGTCTAGTACAGATTGACAGTGCAGGCGCTCATGGTCTCACGGCAGCTGTCGCTGTAGGCAATGATGTCTTTGTGACCTGGGCTGGCGGGACTGGTGTCAATGGGTTCTACGAAATTACAGGTATTGATGCAGACACGATTGGAACGGCAATTATTATTAATCTGCCATTCGTGGCTGGTCTAGGCACTCCCACTGTTGCGGTGGCCAATACTGCCGTTACCCTGACTTCCTTCACGATACCAGGCTGGTCGATGGCCTACGGTGGTGGAATGAACATCAATGCCCTGTGGACGCTGACGAACAGCGCAGGAGCGAAGAATCTCGGCATGACCTATGGCGGTGGCGTCTTGTTGGCTGTTTCTGCGGAGAGTAACGCAAGCGCCTGTGCTGAAAAGCTTGTCTGCAACCGTGGGAATAACGAGGTTATCACCAACCCGACCAACCAGCTCGGGCATGGTCTGTCCACGGCCGCAAATGTGTTCTTAGCCGTTAACGCGATGGAAGATCAGACGTTCACCTTCACAGCGCAGCCTGCAACAGCGAACAATGTCGTGAAACTCGAAGCCTATAAAGTCATCGTCACCTTCTAATGATCAAAGACCCTAAAGGCGGTCTGACAGCGGCTGGAAGGGCGTACTTCAAAAAGAAAGAAGGCGCAAACCTCAAGCCTGGAGTCAAAGGACCAGCCGACACGCCAGAGAAGATGAAAAGGAAAGGATCTTTCCTTACTCGCTTCTACACGAATCCGTCTGGGCCGCTTAAGAAACCCAACGGTGAGCCGACGAGGCTTGCCCTGGCAGCAAGGGCATGGGGTGAGGCTGCACCGAGTACACCAGCTGCCGCAGCCAGGCTTGCAGCAAAGGGTCGGGCGCTTCTCAAGCGTTATGAGGCGAGGAAGAAATAATGCAGATTCCTATCCTCAACGGTGTCTTTGCCGATAACGCCCCAGACCTTCGCCAGTCTTACCCGGTGAACATGGTTCCTGTGTCTATCAAAAGCGGCATCTCTAATGGCTACCTTCGGCCTGGTGATGGCATTGTGCAGTTCACCACAGGCCCAGGCATTGACCGCGGTGGGATCGAATGGCAGGGAGTCTGTTATCGGGTGATGGGTACAAAGCTGGTGACTGTTTCCTCGACTGGGGTGGTGACTATCCTCGGAGATGTCGGCAGCGGTGGCTTAGTGACGTTCACTTACTCATTTGAACTTCTTGCCATCGCCTCTGGTGGTAGGCTTTACTATTGGAACCCGGTAACTTCGGTACTCGCCCAGGTGACCGATCCCGATTTAGGAACTGTCCTCGATGTCGTCTGGGTGGATGGTTACTTTATGACCACAGACGGGGAGTTTCTGATCGTCACCGAGCTGACAAACCCGTTCGATGTCAATCCTCTCAAGTACGGGTCTTCTGAGATCGATCCTGACCCAGTAGTCGCCTTGATTAAACTTAGAAACGAGGTCTACGCGATCAACGCTAACACAATAGAAGTGTTCGACAACGTGGGAGGATCGTTTTTCCCATTTAACAGAATTGATGGAGCGCAAGTCCAAAAAGGCGCGGTTGGGACTCATGCCTGCTGTGAGTTCATGCAGCGCATTGCAATGGTCGGAGGTGGTCGCGGTGAAGCGCCTAGTGTTTACTTGGCCGCAAACGCAACAACAGAGAAGATTGCCACGAGGGAGATTGACCAGATCCTCGAGGAATACTCCGAGGCGACTCTGTCTCAGATTCTGCTGGAGCAGCGGGTCGAAAAAGACCACATCTTTTTGTATATACATCTTCTAGACAAGACATTGGTTTTCGATGGAACGACAAGCGCTGCGTTAGGCCAACTTGTCTGGTTTGTGCTGACCACCACTACCGCTGGATTCGCTCAATATCGCGCTAGAAACTTCATCTATTGCTATGACAAGTGGATTCTTGGCGACCCTCAATCATCTAACCTTGGCATAGTCTCCGAGGACATCTCAAGCCATTGGGGCCAGATTGTCCGATGGGAGTTCGGGACCACGATTGTTTATAACGAGAGTCTTGGGGCTGTTTTCCATCAAATGGAGCTGGTGAGCCTGACAGGAAGCGTTGCTCTCGGTCTGGACCCAACGATCTCGACCTCTTATTCGATTGACGGTAAGAGCTACTCCCAGGACCGATTCATCAAGGTCGGCACGACTGGAAGCCCTGCCAAGCGCCTGGTCTGGTTCCAGCAAGGATTCATGCGGAACTGGCGCATCCAGCGTTTTAGAGGCACAAGCGATGCTCACATCTCAGTTGCAAGACTAGAGGCTCAGATCGAGCCAATGGCGGCATGATATGGCGATCATTCCTCCGTTAAAGCTAACCCGAGACCAGTTAGCTTCCTTCCTTCAAGATTTTGAGCAGATCAAGCAGTTCGAGAATCTGTTCGGTGCGGTTCAGGCAATTGCCCCCGTTGTACCAGTAGATCGAGGTGGGACGGGTCTATCGACCATCCCTACAAATGGCCAGCTACTCATCGGCAATGGAACTGGGTACGCTCTAAATACGCTAACACCGACCGCAGGCATTGGGGTGGCCAATGCGCCAGGCTCGATTACCCTGTCGAACACTGGTGTTTTGAGTTTCTCGGCTGGCACGACAGGGTTAACCCCAGCGGTTGCGACCAATGGCGCGGTGACTCTGGGTGGAACTCTGATTGTCGGAAATGGTGGGACTGGGGCGACCACATTGACTGGCGTGGTTAAGGGCAATGGAACAACGCCTTTTACCGCAGGGCTTGTTGACCTTGCGACTGAGGTCTCAGGTCTTTTGCCCTATGCGAATCAAACCCCAAGAGTTCGATCTAACCAGGTGCTGACATGGCTTTCGATGTAATCACTCCCACCAAGCTAGGGCAGGCCGCGATCACGACTGGCGTGACCACGCTCTACACGGTCCCGGCCAGTACGCGAACCTTGCTTAAAGAGTTCAGCATTGCCAATACAACAGGCGCTGACATCGATGTTCGAGTGTTTTTAGTCCCGGCAGCGGGAACGGCTGGAACGACAAACGCCTTCCTTTACGATGTCGAAGTGCCAACGGGCAATGCACTGCAATATAACGGTGTTGAAGTTATGAATGCTGGAGAAACGATTCAGATCCAGGCTGCAAGCGTTGGTTTAACTATTACAGCAAGTGGTGCTGAGTGTGTTTAAGGTTGACGAAATGAACCGTTGTGAGACAATTATTCTGTCGAGCCTCAAGAGCCGCCGACAGCTCAACTCACTCGGAGAAGTGAAATTGACAGTCGGGATTACGGATCAGCATTTGCATGAGGTTTATTCAGACTCCTACATCGCAAGCATTGCGGCAGATGGCCGTGAGCTTCGACCTGTCTCCCACCCCCTTGCCACCTATTTGTCAGCATGGATTAACAATAGATTTGTAGGCGCTTTCCTGGCAATTCGGTTTTCCGAGCATGAGATTGAGTGCCACTCGCTGCTGCTTAAGTCTGCTTTGAAGCACTCAAGGCAACTCGGGGATGCTTTTTTGGCGTGGGCATTCCAGCAGGGCGTGATGCGCGTGACAGCTCACGTTTATGAATACTTGAAGTCAGCAAAAAATTATTGTCTGAAACTTGGGTTCAAAGAAGAAGGTTTCCGTCGATGCGCTGCCGTAAAAGACGGTGAGGCGGTCGGAGTTTATATGCTTGGCATTACTCGCCAAGAATGGAGATTGACATGAGTTTCGTCGGAGATTTGATTGGTGATGTCTTCGCTGGGATCACCGGGGCTAAACAGGTAGGCCAGGCTGCAGAACGAGCTGGTGAAGTTCAGGCTGGAGCTGCAAGAGAAGCCATTGCAGAGCAGCGTCGGCAGTTTGACAAGTTTGTTGAAATCATGGCCCCATTTGTGGCTGTTGGTGCGCCTGCCGCGGAAGCAATGCGCCCATTTCAAGAGGCCGGGCTTCAAGCATTCCAACAACAACAAGCCTTGTCTGGCCTTCTCGGAGAGCAGGCGCAAAGAAATGCCATTGCAACTTTAGAGCGATCCCCAGAGTTTCAAGCATTAACACGCCAGGGCGAAGAAGCATTGCTTCAAAGAGCATCTGCGACTGGCGGTCTCCGTGGTGGAAATATTCAAGCTGCCCTGGCTCAATTCAGACCTCAGATGCTTCAACAACAAATTGAAACCCAACTCGGACGACTTGGTGGATTTGCCGGTACAGGTCTTGGTGTAACTGGAAGACTTCTCGGGACTGGCCAAGCTTCTGCTGCTGGTCAAGCCGCCGCAGGCATGGAGTCTGCTGGTGAAATTGGCAAACTTCTTGGTCAGGCTGGAGCTGCAAGAGCTGGTGGAATTATGGGAAGAGGTGGAGTGGCTCGACAGACATTTGGCGACATTCTTTCAATCGGCAAAGTTGCCTCTGGATTCTTATAAGGACTCGATATGGTTCAGCCTATTAACTATCTAGCAATGATGCCGCAGACCAACATCCCAGCGGCAATCGAAGGATTTGGCGAAGCATTGCAGGCAAGACGCCAACGCATTGAGGCAGAAAAGACAAAGGCTCAATATTCAACTGACCTCGAAGAAGTATTGCAAAACCCTTCGATGAAGGCCTTCAATCAATTTGCTCTGAAATACCCAACACAGCGTGAAGTCATCAAAGACGTTGCTGGCCGATTCAGTCAAGAACAGCTCGACAATGAATTTGACGTTGGCGCTCGAGTAGCAGTGTCACTTGAAAATGAGAATCCTGATGTTGCATTGGACATTGTCGAGCAGACCATCCAAGCTCGGAAGAGAGCTAAGCTACCGACAACAACTTACGACCAGATTCAGCAGATTCTTTCCAATACCGAAGACCCTGACAGGGTCAAAAAAGCAAAGACGATCACCAACTTTTCGCTGACGCTTCTCAACCCAGAGAAGTTCGGCAAGGTGGTCCAGACTCTTGAGGCGCAAGAGCTTCGCCCAGAGAAAGTGACCGAACAACGAGCCAAAGCATTGAAAGCCGCGGTCGATGCAAAATTTGCGGACTCTCAGATCGCGAAAGACCTGGCATTGAAACAAGCGCAGATCGACAACTATGCGGCAACTCAAGACATCGCCAGAGAAAATCTTAAAATTAACAAGCTCAATGCAGACCTCAAAAGAGAAGGGAACGAGTTACAACGCCGTGAGCTTGAGCAAAAAATTTCAGACGCAAAGGTCGCTCGGGATGAAAAGCTGCAAATAAAAGTTGCAGAAGCAAACACTGTTCTTGGAAGTGTTGATGCAGCATTAAACAACGCAGATCAAATTCTTGCTAATTGGGGGAAAACTAGAGATGGCAAAGTTGATCCAACAAAACCCAACTTTACAGTCCGCAGAGCAACAGGCACTATTGAAGCTCGACTTCCGGCACTTCGTGAGGAAACCCAAGACTTTGAATCTTTGATTGCCTCATTTGAGTCCAAAGCATTTTTGAGCCAAGTAGACAAAATGCGTGGTCTCGGAGCGCTGACCGAGCGAGAAGGCGGTAGGCTGGTGAATGCTCTTGGAAGCCTAGACTTGAAGCAAAGTCCAGAATCCCTTGCGAAAAACATCCTTGAGATCCAACGAGAGTTGCTTAAGGGCAGGGAGCAAATGCAGATCAAGTATGGTGCACGAAGCACTCCAGATCGGCCTGCTGGCCCTGGTGGCGCAGCCCCAGCAGTACCTAGCGCAATGAGTACAGCGACCAACAGGGCGGTAGCTCCAGCTGCTGCCTCTATTTCAGATGTTCGCATTCGAGCAGACGCAATTATTAGAGGCCAATGATGGCGACAGCTGACGAATATGCAGCCTGGATCGTAGCCAACTCCAACAGGAGAGGTACTCCAGACTTCGATACTGTGGTGCAGGCTTATGAAGAAGCCAAAGCACAAGAACAAGCTGTGCCTGCTGTCGATCAACGCACGATGCCAGGCGCGACCGCGGAGTCTGTTGCGGCGCAACGTAGAGAAGCCTTAATCTCTCAGATCCCAGGCGTTGATGGCCGTCCTGTACCGCCTCAACCAGTCTATGTGCCTCCCACCGCTGGACAACGCGCTGTAGGCATTGGAGAGGCTGCTCTGACGGGCGTAACGGGCGTAACGGGTGGAACCCTGGGCCTGATCGGTGGAACCCTCGAGGGGCTTGCACAATCGATTCTGAGCGGTGAGTTTGGCACGGACCAGGCTAGGCAGCTGGTCGAGCGCAAGGCGATGGAACGGGCCAGGCAGCTAACCTTTGCCCCACGGACGCAAGCTGGCCAGGAGGTCGTTGAATTTGTCGGTGGAGTTGCCGAGCAACTTCCCCCATTTGTCCCTGTCATTGGGCAGGCTGGAACTATTGCACAAAGCGCCAGAATGGCCGCAGTCCCGGTAGAAGCAGCGGCAAGGCGTGGAGCACAAGTAGCGGCGCAAGCCCCGGCAGCGGTTCGTCAAGCAGTTTCAGAAGTTCCAATTATTGGAACTGGTGGGCGAGTGTCTACTGGTGCTGCTGCGACCCCGGAGGCATTGCGTCGACAAGCAATTGCAGAAGAACTCGGAATCACATTGACAAGAGGCGCTGCAACAAGAGACCCAGCGCAATTGGCTTTTGAAAAAGAGATGATGAAAAACCCCAGCCTTGGGCAGCCACTTCGCAATCGCGCAGAGGAAAACAATTTGCAGATTCTTCAGAAATTTGAAGAGCTTGCAGACCAGACGGGAGCCGCAGCACGAAGCCCTTCTGACACGGGGAATCGTGTTATTAACGCTTTAAGCAGCGGGTGGAACCAGGCAAAAAACAAAACACGGGTTCAATATAGAAAGGCTCGGCAATCAGAGGGGGCAAAACAGGCTGTTGACCTAAACCGAAAAATTGAAATTGAAATTGATGAGCAGCCAACGCAAATATCGCTGATTGAATATCTTAATCAGCAACCGTCTGGAATTCCAGCAACTGCAATGGCTGACACAGCAAAAGTTTATCTGCAAAAGCTAGGTCTTGCAGAGCAAGATGCGTCGGGAAACTTAGTTCCTAAACAAGCAACAGTTGGACAGACTGAAGATTTTAGACAAGCAATGAATGCGTCAAAAGGTCCAAACCCTGCTGATGCTCGGCAAGTCAAAATCATCAAAGATCTTATTGATGCCACCACAGAGGGCTTGGGTGGTGATGAGTATGCCAAGGCCAGAACGCTTCGTCAGCAACAAGCCAGAAAGTATGAGTCGAGAGCCATCGTTGCAAGGTTAATAACAAACCGTCGTGGCATGGATGATCCAAAAGTTGCTGCTGATCAAGTGTTTAACCAAACTATTCTTCGTGGATCGCCAGAAGAAATTACATTTTTGAAACGGGTGTTACAAACCAGCGGACAAGATGGGAGAGATGCTTTTAATGAACTAAAAGCCGCTACTTTTAGATACATTGAAAACGAAGCAACCAAAGGCGTTGGAACTGACTCAATGGGCAGACCGCTTGTGTCTCCAGCTCAATTAAATAAGGCAATCAATGCGCTTGACGCCAATGGTCGATTAGACGTTATCTTTGACAAGAAAACCGCGCAACTTCTTAGAGACCTCAACACAATGTCGAAAGACATTTCGACGGTTCCCCCTGGAACATTAGTTAATCCATCGGGGACTGCTGGAACTATTATTGCGGCAATTACAGAAGCTGGAAGTTATGGGCTTCTTGCTGGCCTTCCAGTGCCAGTGCTTACAGGACTCAAAGAGGCATCGAAGTACGTCAAGAATCGGGAGACCAAGGCTAGGATTAGGAAAGCCCTGGAGCCGATTAAAGAGGAATGAAATGGACTATCGGATTCAATGGCTTTTGAATACCATGCAATCAGGCCGACAATTCGGCGAAGAGGAATAAGAGATGCCAGCTTTTCCAGTTGAATCACCATATCCTGTCTTCACAGACAGAAACGGGGAGCCGCTTGAGAACGGTTACATTTGGATTGGCCAGGCGAATCTCGATCCTCAGACCAATCCTATAAATGTCTATTGGGATTCGACGCTGACGATTCCTGCGGCGCAACCAATCAGGACATTGGCTGGTTATCCTGTTTATCAAGGAACACCAGCACGATTCTTTGCAACACAAAATTATTCCATCAGGGTGCTGGATAAAAATGGGACGCTTGTCTTTGCGGCGCTGTCTTTCACCTGGTTCCCACCGACTTTCGCTGTTGTTGAAAATGCTACTGGCACTGGAATACAGACTGTTTTCCCTGTAAGCGGGTTTCCAAGCAACATTTATATCAACGGCGTCTATCAACAGAAAAACACATATTCGCTTGTTGGAACAGACATTGTGTTCACTCAAGCGCCACCAGTCACCTCTTCCATAGAATTTGTGTATTAAGGAGAGCAATATGCTCAAGACAGTCTCATCGATCACCAACGCAATCGGAGCCTTGAATTATAAAGGCACTTGGAATGCGTCTACAAACACGCCCACAATCGTTTCTTCTGTCGGAGTGAAGGGTGACTACTATGTAGTCGCTGTGGGCGGCACGACGAACATTGACGGCGTCTCGAACTGGGGTGTCGGGGATTGGATCACCTTTAACGGTTCGGTCTGGCAGCGGGTCGAGGGTGGAGCGGATCTCAACGGGGTGAACCTTTCTGTCTCTGGCACGACGACCCTTTCTAACTTAACGGCATCGACTGCGCTTGTATTAAATGCTTCAAAAGAAGTCACAAGCCTTGTTCAGCCAGCATTTAGCGCATACCGAGATACAACTAATCAAACATTAGTAACAGCAACATTTACAAAAGTGCAGTTAAATGCTGAAGAATTTGACACAAATAATAATTTTGATCCAACAACTAATTATAGATTTACACCAACTGTTGCTGGATATTATCAAATTTCAGGTTCAGTCGGTTTAACTGGCACAAACACTAGAATTTTGTGCGCTATTTATAAAAATGGTTCAGAACATTTTAGAGGTCAGGATGCAAGTGTAAATTTAAGTCAAGTTACTGTGTCGGGTCTTGTGTATTTTAATGGCTCAACGGATTACGTCGAATTGTATGTATTTGCCACTTTTGGTGGCACAAGCAATATTGCGGCGGGGCAAAAATACACCTACTTGACCGGTGTTTTGGTAAGGGGTTCATGATGACACTCATTCAAAAAATAAAAATTATTTATGCAGAAATTAAGGACAGCGACTTTCCAGACATTGTTTGCGTCAGAAACGACTCAAACGGCGAAGGAGATTACATTGATTTTTGGAATCATCCAACCTTGTCGCGACCAACGCAAGAACAATTAAATTCTGTAAAGGATTAAAAAGTGTCTCTCACCAAAGTATCTTATTCAATGATTGAGGGCGCAAGGATCAATGTTCTTGACTATGGAGCTGTCGGCAATGGAGTAGTCAATGATACAGCAGCGGTCAAAGCCGCGAGAGATGCCGCAGTAAGCAACGGTCAGAGTACCTTGTACTTTCCAACGGGGCTTTACTTGGTTGATGAACAAATTGACGTTAGCCAATGTGGAGTGATGGGTGACGGTGTGTATGCGTCGCGCATTCTTGCTGATCCATCATTTACTGATGAATCGGTGCTGTACGTTGG